AATGATCGAAGACTCGTTGTATCCTGACATTCCTTCGGAAATGTCTGATATGACCAAGGAACTCGGTCGATCGGTTCGTGAAACTCAAGAAATCCTTGTGCATGATATGTACAATGGTACTACTAAGACTGCGGCTGATGGAGTTGCTGTTTTCAGCGCTTCTCATACAAAGCTTGGTGGTGGGACCTGGTCTAACTTGTTGTCTCCGGCTGCTGATTTGTCTACCGCTTCATTGCGTCAGGCGATCACTCAGATCGAGACCACAACAGATGACAGGAACAAACAGCAGGTCATCAAGCCGAAGTATTTGCTTGTCGCTCCTGCAGGTGAATGGGGAGCACGTGAAATTCTGAATTCTGCATATGACCCTGAGAGCGCTAATAACGCTATCAATCCGTTGCAGAGCAGGAATCTTACGTTGATTGTGGACCCCTTCCTTACCGACGAGGATAGTTGGTTTTTGCTACCTTCCTCTGGACAGAATCCGATCATTACGTTCATGCGACGTAAGGTGAAGTTCGGTCGAGATGGTGATTGGGAAACAGGCGACACAAAGTTTAAAGTTTCTTTCCGTCAATCGACGGAAGTCTCGTATCCAATGGGCTTGCTCAAATCAGCGGGCGCATAGGGAGTAGTATAGGTTAATCTGACTAAGGGGGATGGGTACCGCAAGTCCCTGAACCCTTAGTTAACTTGCGGAGGTTAAGATGGAAAGTAAAGAAGAACGTGCTAAAAGACTACATAGAATTCGATGTCGAAGATATTATCGAAATCATAAAGAGAAGATTTTAGCAAAAGCAGCGACAGAAGAAGCAAAAAAGAAGCATCGTGAAGTTAATCACAGGTATTACCGAAGGAATAAAGATAAAATTATAGGAAATCCTCAAAGAAGATTATGGAGGAATAATTATTATCTTAAACATACGGAGAGAGTAGCACTGCGGAATAAAGCGTATCGTAGTACTGATGCTGGTAAAGCAGCACGTACTAGGGAATACAGAGACCCAGTAAAATCTAAGTGTAACCAACGATTAAACGATGCTGTAAGAGCAGGGAAAATTAAACGTCAACCTTGTGAAGTTTGCGGGGCAACCCCAAGCGAAGGACATCACGATGACTACACTATTTGGCATAAGGTCAGGTGGTTATGTGGGCATCATCATAGAGAGCATCACAAGCTGTTAAGTTCCAGTGCAAATCTGGAAGGTGCTAAAGGAGGGCAATTTGGGACTTACGAACTTTCCGAACGGTTTAACGCAGGACTATAGCGGCATTCTCTACGCAGAGATCGCCGACGTATCTGCAGCAGCAAGTTCTTGGTCAGCGGCATTGCCGTTTGACGTAGAGATTCTTGGTGCGTATGTCACTATCGACACGGCTGTAACAGTCGGCGATGCGGCAGTCACTTTTGAAATTGGAGGGACTGCAATCACTTCAATGTTAGTGACTATTGTGAATGGAACATCAGCAGCGGGAGCAACGTACGCTGCAGTCGCTCCTACAGCAGAATATACTTTGGCGGCAGGAACGCCGATCGAAGTCATTACCGATGGCGGGTCAACAGACGCGTCCAAAGGAACAGTAGGCATAGCTTATAAACGTGTTTAATTTATAGGGGAAGGGTTCCGGCTCTTCCCTATATAAAGGAGAGCTATGCTTAATAAGCACAATACTGAGAAGTATACTTGTTCGAGATGCGGGTTCGACTATTTAAAAAGCAAACTCAAGCGTCAAAGGGGCATGTATCTCTCGCACGATTGCTTTGACGATTTAAGCAAAATTTCTACGCATAGACCACGATTCGGTACGCCGAACGATTTCCAATCCCTTGGCGTTCCGCCGGAGGCAACGCCGGAGGTCTATACTGTGACCGCAGCCGCGGGCATAGCTCAATTAACACAGTCACACTCTCTGTCAGAACGACGAGACGGAGAGCATATAAGCACATTTATGCAGGTTATCAGCGATGGTGGAGCTGTAGATATTACGGCAGTGCCAGAAATTGTTGCTGGGCAGAATGGTGATATTTTAACGATTAGAGGGACATCTAATACGGACACGGTTCAGTTGGACGATTCGGACACGTTACATCTTATTGGCGGGTACAGTATGATATTAAAGGAAGGCGACACGATAAATTTGGTTTACAATACATTTGATGTAGCGGTAGGAGGATGGGGGATTAGTCAATGGGGAACAACCGGATATGGATTTGGAGGTGCCACCGAGGGATGGGTCGAGGTGTCACGATATAAGGGAGGAATATAATGGGAAGCAACACAACCAATTACAATTTGTATAAACCCGATGTCGGGGAGACCGGTTGGGGCGCTGCTGTAAATACCTCCACCGATACGGTTGATACAACCATGAAGGCGAATGAAGACGCCGTAGCGCTAAACACTACGCATAGGACTTCCGACGGGAAAGACCACAGTGATGTCGTTGCGAATAATGCAAAGGTTTCCTATACAGATGCTGTAGATGTCGGGCTAAATACCACGCATAGAGGCAGCGACGGGAAAGACCACAGTGATGTAGTTGCCAATAACGCAAAGATTTCCTATACAGATGCCGCTGATGTTGGGTTAAATACTACCCACAGAGGTAGCGATGGGAAAGACCACAGTGATGTCGTTGCGAATAATGCAAAGATTTCTTATACAGACGCTGTAGATGTTGGGCTAAACACTACGCATCGGTCTAGTTCTGGAAGTGACCACAGTCTAGTTAATTCTAGTCTAGTATCTACAATCAATTTCATCATTGATGGCGGCGGTGCGGCGATTGCTACCGGAATAAAAGGGGACATCGAGATACCGTTTGCGTGCACTATCAACCAGGTAACACTGTTGGCTGACCAGTCAACCACCACGACGATAGACATTTGGGTAGATAGTTATGCTAACTTCCCTCCGACGGACGCTGACAGTATTACGGCTGCCGCCGTTCCGGGGATCGTAGCAGGGTTGAAAGACCAAGACGCAACGCTTACAGGTTGGACAACGTCAGTAACCGCTGGGGACATTTTGAGATTTAACGTGGACGCTAACGATAACGCGGAGCGAGTTACGCTCTCATTGAAAGTGACCAAGACATAATGGCTGGTAACAACTCAAACACTAAATTATTGCTGCACTGTAACGGCATAGATACCTCGACGACGTTTACAGATTCTAGCGTAGCTGCACCTACACATATCGTAACGGCTAATGGGAATGCTCAGGTAGACACAGCTATCAAGAAATGGGGGACAGGTTCCGCTCTCTTCGACGGCACAGGAGACTACCTATCTATTCCTGACTCGGCGGATTGGGATATTGCTGCTGACAACACAGCAAGTTACACTGTTGATTGGCAGATGTTAATGAACACCCATGTAGGAACAGATTACCTTATAGAACATGGTGATAATGCAGGAACGTCAAGGTGGTGGATTACGCACAAGGATGGTTCTGGTTTAGATTTAAGCCTTGCTCCGTCTGGAACACATTTGTTGGACATGGCTCCAGGTGGTGAGATTACAGATTCAAGCTGGCATCATGTTGCTATGATTAAGGTGGCTGGGTTTTACTCTATTTACAAAGATGGGAATCAGGTTACATTTGGCTGGTCAGTAGACGAGTTTACATTAGCAGAGACGTTATCCATAGGCGATTATCACGGAGGTGGTTTTGCATTTGATGGTAATTTAGACGAGATAAGATTCCAAGCCGACAACTACTTCCTAGCCGCACCTAACTCTTTCCCTGCGGCACCGCTACTCCTCTACGGAGAAGGGGTAGATGAAGCTACGACCATGTCTAATGATGGGTACGACCATGAGCGGTGGGGCTAAGCTGGACGATGGACAAAAGAAGTTTAACGCTACCACCTCTATGTTCTTTGATGGGTCGAGTGATTATCTCTCTGTGGTTGATACCAGTGGGACAGATTATGATGTGGCAGGCAGCCTTACTGACAGTTGGACAATAGATACATGGTTTAGGTCTTCTGACCTTAATATAAACAACACAATCTTTGAACAAGCAGACTCTTCTCCAGCAACTACAAACAGGTGGATGCTGTTTGTAAGCAACACTGGGTTTGTAAGATGGATGTGTAGGCAAACGGCGGGTATTTTGTGGCTTGCTGAATCTGCAACAAGCCTTATCGTCGAGGACACCTGGTATCACATCGCTGCCGTAAAGTCTGGGACGAACATTGGGGTGTATATAGATGGAGTTCAAGTTGGATTCGATACTCAAGTTGGAACAGATACATTTACAGGCAGCCTATACTCTGGAGTATCAATAAGCCAAATAGCCACCAATCCATATTACATGGATGGATATTTGGAACAAGTCCAGATCACCAAGGGGAATAAGTTTGGGGTTGTGCCGATGCCAGAGCCGTTCTCTCATATGAAAATGGAGAACAATACTGATGACGGTAGTGGAGCCAATGCTGTAACGAACATCGGAACACCGACCTATACGGCTGGTAAGCTGAATAATGCTTTGACGCTAAATGGAACAGACCAGGCATTGAATGTTGATGCTTTGCAAGCTGATATTGAAGCAGACACGACTGGAAGCTTTACGGCTTGGATTTATAAGGATGCTACTACAGGAACTCTGTTCTCCATTGGCGATACTGTCGGAACGAACTCAACCTTCTTGATTGAGCTTACCAGTGCAGGAAGGGTATATTGCTCTACTAAGGATACAGGGGCAGGCTCAATGAATGTGAATACAGCTACATCTTCATTTGCTGCTAACACTTGGACTCATATAGCGATTGTTCAAGATGGAGTAGAGATAAAGATATATGTAAATGCTGTCTCCCAATCTTTAACATTCACTGCTGGAGGTTCTCAATGGCTCGCAGACGCTAACGCCTCTCTTGTAGATAACGGAAGGATAGGCTGTCAGAACAGAAACAGTTCTGGGAACATAGAATGGTATGCTGGACAAATAGACGACTTCCGCTATTATCAAGCACAAGCTTTGACAGATCAACAAGTAGAAGCAATCTATAACGGAGGAACAGGAACGGAAGCAACATATCCATTACAGATCACTGTCCCAACAGCAGTCTTAACCCAGGACACGATCACCGAGCCGACGGAGGAATACTCTCCGGATACAAATTTAGTAAGAAGTCAAGCAGTTATAATCGCATAATAAGGAGAACAAAATGGCAACATCAACAGGTGTATGGAAACTCGTACCAAATGAAACGATATTGGCTGCGGGAACGTTCACTTCAGAAGCAGTAGAAGTAGGAAGAGCGACGGCGTTCGCCTTACATCTATCCGCCATTTCTGGGGCTGGGCTAGACGTGTCCTTTACTTATTCCCTGAGCACTTCTAAAGATGGTGTGTTCATTACAGGAGAAGAGGTAATAGGAGTAAACATTGGAGCAATCAAGGTCATGGATTTCGCTCCGGAGTTAGGGCAGTACATGAAACTTACAGTGACAAATAAGGAGGCGTAAATGGGCTTAGCGCGTGGAAGTGGTGATAAGACACGGACTGAGGTCGTCCATAAAGTGATAGAGAAAGTTGTGGAAACGCCTAAGTTCGTTGAGAAGATTGTCGAGCTACCGGTATATAAAGAGAAGATCATCGAAGTCCCGGTGCTCAAAGAAGTGGAAGTTATCAAAGAAGTCGTGAAAATTGTTGAAGTGGAAAAGGTTGTTGTGGTACCGAAGTTCGTCCACAAAGAAGTCGTTGTGACTAATGTCAAGGTACAGCCTGTGATCGTACACGACGCGAAGATCGTGGAGAAGGTTGTTCCGGTATCTAAACCTGAGATACGCATTAAGCATATCGAGGAAGTGGTACGTGTTCCGAAGATCGTGTACAATGAGATACAGAAAGAGCTTATCGTTCCTGTATTGAAGGAAAAGGACATCATTGTCAACCGACCGAAGTTCGTGGATAAAGAAGTTGAAGTCATTAAACCAAAATACGTATGTCAGAAATGCGGGCATGAGGTAAGATGAGAGCAACACAACGCACAAGAGAAGTAGGTGACGTAGATTATTACAACGCGTATACGTTGACTAATCTGTATGTGGAGCAGTCGTTTGGAGAGCATATATCTACCATTAACCTGACGAATGACTCCACCACCGATACGGTCCAGTTCAGTTTCGATGGGGCTACGCTGGCGGGTGAGGTAAAGCCGGGAGAATCGTTGAAGCTCAACGTAGACCAGAAGACAAGCGTATATGTTAAGGGAACAGCAGGTGGAGACGTCCTACGAATATGGAGCTACGCTGACATCAGCGCGTCGTCCATAACGGCATCGTTCGCGCCGTTGGGAGTTGTGAATAAGTCCTATGAGGGGACGTTGACCGCGGGCGTATCTCCGCTGATTATCGACTTTAACGCAGACTCAGGGCGTAACGCTAAAGAGGGATGGATCACGTGTGACGGAGTAGGTGTGGAGATGGCTATAGCGTTCTCCAGAGATGGTGTGACGTTTGGTGACAACTGGACGATACGCTCCGGTGAGAATACAAACTTTGCAAACTTTGATATTGACCAGTTACGATTGGTACACACTGGCGATGACGTGCCATATAGGGCGGTGTTAATCTAATGTCCGATTTCAAGCCAAGCCAAATCTCAGGTGATGTAGACGCAACGGCGACGATAGAGGGTATCTCGTTAACAAAATACAGCAAGGTTGGATCGGTTACGAATGTTGCAGATAACACTAAGACGACGATTGTAACGCAATCCTATGTAGCCGGCACGTTTGAAAATCTTACAGAAGTATCTGTGTCCGGCGAAGACTATGCGAAATATTTTGTTACGATAGGGGTCACGGACATGGACATACGACGGACTGGTCCGGATAGGAACCTTACGTTCGATTTCAAAGGAGCTCCGTACGAGTTGAGTCCAGGAGATATTGTGTCTATAAAAGTAGAACATTATAACATTGGCGATCTAGTAGACTTTGACGCCACGATATATGGATACCCAGCATAATGGCAGACTTACCCGTTGTACGACGACGAAACGATTTATCTAAGCCGACAGTTAAGGTAGAGAAGCTGTGGTTAGAGCAACAGATAGCAGAGAAGAAAGCACGTGTGGAGCGTCTGAAGATTGACGCGATGGAAATTATGGAAGGAAGACTTAAAGGGATTCAAGCAGACATCATCATGGGCGAGAGAGACGTTATGTCGTTGACACAACAATTAGACGAACTCGAGCGTCGGGACGATTCTGAAATCATAAATGTATAACAACTAAGGAGGACGATATGGCAGATGGTTCTTTTCCAGGTTTAGTGTCCCGATCACGGGACATAAACTCAGCAAGTAACGTTATCTGGACTAATCTCGCAGATGACAGCGGGAACGCTGTAACGATTACTGGTAATAAATTAGACGTTAACGCAACAGTTACGATCGAGACCGCGTATGTTGATGACAGCGCGTTTACTATTGGTACTGACAAAGTTAACGCCCAGGGTTATTTAGCAGATGAAGTTGCTACTGACTCCGTGGATGAGGGCGACATTGGTCTCGCTCGTATGACACTTGACAGACGGATTATCACGTCGAGTGAGCAATCAGGCACGTGGGATATAGGTACAGTGACTACCCTTACAGGTATCACTAATGATGTGAACATTGCTGATGGTGGAAACACTATCACGGTGGACGGTACTGTTGCTATCAGTGGTACGGTTGCTGTGACGCAGTCTGGTACTTGGAATATTGCAACGGTAACAACCTTAACCGGTATTACCAACGATGTGAACATCGCTGATGGGGGAAACTCCATCACAGTGGACGCAGCTAACCTCGACATCCGTGACTTAACTCACGTGTCGGACACTGTTGGGATCGGAGATGGGACTACATTGGCGGATGTTCTTAACGGAACAATCGACGCTTTGCAGGTGGCTATCACTGATGGTACAGACCAGTTGGCTATCAACTCCAACGGTTCGATCAACGTTAACTTCACTGAAGCAGCTATCACCGGTGAGGTCCACGATTACGATACAGCAGTAGCGATTGCCTCAGATGCTTCGGACACTCATGTCTACACTGTGCAGACCGCTATGTTGCTGAAGTCGGTTATTGTGTCCGGAAGTGGAAACATCAAGTTTGAGATTCAGGCAGGAGCAACCGCAGGACCGACAACGTATGCTGTCGGATTCCTTACTGGACGTCAAGGAGATACCAAGCAAATCGTCTTCGACCCAGCTATTGAGGTTCCAACAACAGGAACAGGCGTTGTGAATGTCGTACGTACGAACCGTCAAGGAGCAGCGACGGACTTGTATTCAACCATTATAGGCATTGATGCCTAAACGAATAGGAAAGGATAGGAACATGGCTAAGGGAAATAATCGAGTGAAGAAGAATGTGCGTGACACGAAGTCTACGCCACCGCCACAAGCAACATTAGAGATAGACCCTGGCAATGTTCCTATCCTAACCATTAAGTTGTTGAATCAAATCAATAACAATATTGTTAAATTGATAGAGATAGAGAATGAGCGATCTTAACGACCTAACCCAGAACGTTAACATCTGGAATGACGAGAAGAGCAAGTCCGTTACGGTTACTACCGACGGGGCGAAGGAACGGCTCGACGTCAGTAATGTAGACGTGTCTGACCCAAAGAGCGGGAACTTTACGAACATCCCATTGACCAATGGGGGCAGCGACGAGATAAATGTTGACGGGGACCCGACACCTGTTAGTTTTACAGCCGAGCCTCCGGCAAACAAGAACATAATTGTCTACAGGCTTATTCTCGTCATGGAAGACGCAAGTATGAGTTGGGTAAAGTTTGCAGGCATTTCCGCATTAGCTAACGGAGTTTTGATTAAAGTTACTGAGGACGGTGTTGAACGGACAATAACAACGGACCCGATAAAGACTAACCGGGATTTTGTTTGGAATTGTTACGACGTTCAGATTGATAACGCCACGACGAGTGTTCTTCGTATGCGGTGGACATTCTCAAAAGCTGGGACGGTTCTAGTTCTTAAGGATTCTTACGGCGACAACTTTAAGGTTACAGTACAAGACGACTTAACAAACGTAAGTTATTTTAAGGCGACCATACAGGGATATGAGGTGGATGAATGAGCATAGCCAGTGAAGATAAAGTCATTGATGAATTGGAAATAAGGGACACAAATGCTCACAACTCTGCGGCTGATGAAAGTAAGGGGTATATCCCCAAGACGATGATTATTATTAACCATCTTAATCAGTCTGTTTCTTGCCAGCTCCAGGGCTCTGTTGACAGTACGTTCAATGATCCATTAACTGTCGGTGATGCTTTTGTCGTACCAGCAAGCACAGATGATTACGAAACCCTGACAGATTATATGCCATGGTTGAGGATCGTCGCTACTTGCTCAACGGCACCGACGACAGGTACGCTCACAGCATACATAGCAAAGGTTGGTAACTGATGACGCTTAACAAAGAGAGGCGGCAGAAGCAGAAGTCTAAAACTGTTACGATAGGACTTCCTATGTCTAACCCTAACATCAAAACTGAGATTGATGCTGCGTTAGGTGACGGGTGGCAGATTGCGACATCATGGTACGACTCAAGTCGCGATGAGGTTAGGTACACATTTATTAAGCCTAAGAGGGATCAGTAACATGGAAGCGTACTACGCTGCATTAGCAACGGTCTTGGCTGTAATGGGAATAGTGTGGAAGATGAACGCTGACATAAAGAAGAATTGCGAGCGTCACCTGAAACATTGCGCAGATGGGCGGGACACTGTCTACCGGCGGTTCGATGAATATAAAGAACACTTGGAAAGGACTCACGTGAGCAAGGAAGTCCATGACATCAAGTATGACCAAATAAAAGAATCAGTCGATGAGATCAAGGCGGATGTTAAGGAGCTATTGAATCGCGGTGAGTGAGTTATGGATTAGGATGAACTATCAAACGTTGACGTACCTTATGACATCATTGGAGAAGGCACACAATGACCTTCAATGTGCGATGGATAAGGCGGCGGCGGATCCAGATAGATGTAAACCACATACCTGTATGAAACTTGGTTGTAAAGAAAGGGTAACGGATGAGTGAAAATTTGCTTCAGTTGATAAGCGGTCTTAAACTCCTGCTCGTAGCAGGTTTTGCCATGCTCTATGGTATGGGCGGTATCAGCGGCAAATGGAAACGGCGATTTATCGCCCCGGTTGTTTATGTAGCCGGTATATGCGGGTTTAGCTTATGGACAGGATCTTGGAATACTTGCCTATGCGTTTGCAACACTGCCTATTTTCGCAGTGCAACAGGCTTGGACTCTTTGGGCTTTACATATATTGATTTGTGTATCTACGTCGGTCGTGGCAGGCGTTTGGAACCAGACATCTTCAGCAAGGGCTGAGGAGACAATGATTGGGGCAGCAATCGTTTTAATACCAATCTTCACTATATAGGAGACTATAATGAATAAAAAGGGTGAGGTTGTTATCGGAGTTATCCTAACAGCGGCAGTTATCTCGTCGCTACTTACTCTTGGGTTTTACAAAACAAAAGAGAATGGGGTGCTTAAAAATAATGGTAAAAAGATTTGGTGTAAAATGCAGAACAAAGGGGAAAACTTTTGTAATGCGGAATACCCAGATCCAGTGTAAGGAGAAGACATGAAGAAGTTTATTTTTATTATGTTAGTGGCTTGTGTTGCATTCATTGGGTGTGAGCAAGCAGCGGAGGCATCTAGGGGACGTCGTTGTGATCGTGTAATTGTTCAAGAAGAGCATAACGCGGGCGCAGATATTGTTCTCGGAGCTAAGGTAGATGCGCCTAATCTCGTCAAGGTAATGGATGACGTCTTTGTTGGAGTAGAGGGTGGTAAAGACCTCGTCAATACAGATGCCGGCGAGGGGTGGTTTGCATATCTTAAAGTTACTGTGACAAAGAATCTGTTCGATTTTACTAAGGAGTAATTATGGCTATCGTATGGACAAAAGATTGGGGACCCGCTGATGATGGTACAATCATCAAAGGGATTGACCTGAAGAACATTCAGGATGACATCAACACCACTGGGCTTGCTGATGCGGATGCTATTCAGGGATTTCCAGTAGATGCCCCAACCGCTGCGGATGATGGTAAGGCGCTTATTTACGATCATTCTAACGCTAAGTTCACATATGCTAGTTTGTCGGGTCTTCCAGCGGGGATATACATTCCGTACGGCGGGGCGTCTGCCCCTGCTGGATGGCTGTTGTGCTACGGACAGGCTGTTTCACGTGCAACATATGCAGACTTGTTTACAGCTGTCGGAACTTCCTATGGAGTTGGTGATGGGGCTACTACGTTTAACGTCCCGGATATTCGTGGGCGTGTTCCTCTCGGTAAGGATGATATGGGAGGTGTGTCAGCGAATAACGTAACGGACGCCGCGGCGGACAGTATTGGGGGAACGCTTGGTGCGGAGACTCACACGCTGACCATAGCAGAAATGCCTGCGCATACACATACGTATGACAGGGTGGATGCCCCTGGAGCCGCTGATAGTGGGGGCGCGTTAGACACACAATCTTCGGATGATACAGGGAGTACTGGTGGGGGAACCGCGCATAACAACTTACCGCCTTCCCAGACTGGGAATTACATTATTAAAACATAGGAGGTTATTATGTTAAAAGGTTATCGTACATATATCGTTATGATAGTCGGTGTTATTGCTAATGGTGCGTTTGCTATGGGAGTAATCCCGGTAGAGTACCTTGGATTTGTTAACGCTATTCTCGGCTTCTTAGGGTTAGGGGCTCTACGAGCAGGGGTTAAA